TTGCCATATTTCGTCGGCTAAATGTTTAGCGGCCCACCGTAAATACTGTTCAACTTCCTCTTTGCCTATGTAATCCGGTTGCTTTTGTACCGTTTCAATTAGTACCGTTATTTCGCGCAATAACTTTATAATTTCGCCTAATAGCATTAGTCCGCCTTACTGCTTGGTAGTTGTTTTAGTGCGTCAATAACGTGCGTGGCCTGTTCCGGGTTAAGTGTTTCGAGGGTTGCGGCGTCGCTGTTTAGTGTTACCGCTATAAATTCGTGCAACTCTGCTTCGTCTAAACTGGCGCCTTTAGCAAGTGATTTTATGAAATACACCTGTTTTTGGCTCGCTTGCTTAGGGTGACTATTGGCCGTTTCTCGACGTATCGGCGCTATTTGTGCGTCAGGTTTATCTGTGGTTTGCCGGGCCTGTATTTCGTTTTTGCTTGCAATACTTTTGCTAATGCCAAAACCCATGTAACCCAACGCGCGGCCTAACGCGCTAGTCATACCAACCATGAATTCGCTGTTTTTCGTGTATGGGGTTTTGCCCGGGTATGGTTCGGCGGCTGTTGCTACTGCCGGCAACGGGTCTGTTTCGTCGCGCCAAACGCTAACGGTGCAACGGTAAAACGTGCTGCCGTCGGGCATGGTTACTACCTCTGCTGCGGTTTCTTGTATCCGCAAATTTGGGTGCTTTAATAGCGCCTCTTTTAAACGTGTTGGTACGTCTACGTAATTGTCAATGTTAAAAGCCATTAGCGCCAATCCTTTTTGCATGTGCCGGGGTGAAAATACAACGTGCGTAAATGTGTTTTTGCGGCTTTGTATGCGTATGTCATAGCACCGCATTTAGGGCAAGGTTTCATGTCGGGTTTTTCTTTCATGTCGGGTTTATATTGCTGCGGGTAACGTATTCATTGGGTGTAACAATGTTTGTGGTGTTTTGAAACACGGTAACGGCATGTATGGTGCCCACCGGTCAACCTGCATAGTTTCGTAAAGGGTATTCCAACCGCGCAAAACTACCGCTTTGTTTTCTTTGTCAAGCGTAGCCAGTACGTATATTGCGGGTTTATCGAAATCGCGGGTTAGTAGGCAACCGTCGGGCCTTGGTGTTGTGCGTACCTCATAACGGCCAACGTCGTTAGCCTTTGGGTTGTAAGGTTCGTAACCCCAATAAAGGTTTAAATGTTTGGCTAACGCAAATTCACCTAACGCGCCTATTTTGTCGGGCAACGTGTTTTTAAATTCGCCTTTAAACCGGTCTTGGTGTTGGTTGTATTTAGCGTTTTCGTGGCGTAGTTCGGCTACTGCGTATGCGTAGTTTATTTCCGTCGGGGTTAAATAAACAGTTGACATTTAGCCGCCTAATGCCTCTATTGCTTCGTTTACGGTTTGCCAGTCGGTCGCGTTGCCGGATAGGTCTAGGTCAACAGCAAGGTTTTTTAGGCGCGCTATTAGCGCTGCGTGTTTAGGTTTATACGGAATATGTGCGGGCCTGCATATTTCGTCTATTAAATCAAATACGGCCATTTGGTGTTTTGCCATGGCGTTTTGTGTCGGGTCTAGCATGCGTCGGGTTTCCTCGCTTAGTGTGTTGTCGGGGTAAGGTTGTTCGGTCATTTGCTTGTAGTCCATGGTGCCCAACCGCTATTGGCCCATATCGCAACCATAGCACGTGTGTTTAGCACCGGGTCGAATAGGTCGGCGCAATCGGTAACAATACCTTTTGCTTGTAACCAACCGGTAGGCCAATTACTGTTCGGTAAGCACCAAAACCCGTTAATTTGGTAAATGGAATAACTACCGCCGTTTGGGTCTGACGCGTTAAACGCTTCGCTATTGCAGCGGCTTTCACGTACAGCGACACGTAACGCGGTTTCTAGTTCACTAGCCGGCAAACCCTCTGACAATGCCAATGTGGCAACTTGTGTGCATGTAGTGACAATTGCCGGCAACGTGGTTGTAGTTGTTGTGCTAGGTAAAACGGCTGTTACAACCTGTGTGGTTGGTGTTGGGGCCTGTGCATTACCGGGGCTAAACAGCACTAAAACACCTGTAATTACGCCAATAGTGCTTGTGAATAATTTGTGTATAAGCATTGGTTACCGCTTTTCTAGTTGGTATGGGTTGCCCCATGTGCCAGTAGCCGGGCTTTTCAAACAAAATTGGGCATGTAAACAAGCAAAACTATCCGGGTCGCGGAATAGTTGCACCATAACTTGTTGCCCTGTTTCAAGGGTAGTTATGTAACTTTCGTATAAAAACGTTTGTGGTTCGGTCATGCTTTTACTCTTTCCGTCGGTAGCAAAACCTTAGTAAAAGATTGTTACGCGGTTGCGGATACTTCAAAAACGGCTTTAAATGCGGCTTTTACAAGGTCTGGGTTATCTGCCATGCCGGGGCTTAGTTCTATGTGCCACCAATCGCCACCGGGCGCGCCTGTAACGGTTTTGGTTTCGTATGCTTTCCATGCTTGCCGGTCACAACGCCAAGCCCTACCAAAAGGTTGTGGCCAATAGTCTATAATCATTTGTACGCCAAGTTGGTTTGCGTGTGCTACCACTTTGTCAATAAATTGTTTTGACATGTTGCGGCCACGTGCAACGCCTTTGCTATCGGTTTTTCTGTAACTTAAATCCATGGCGCGGCCTGTTGCATGTACTGACATTTGGCCCGGTTTGCCTTTAATATTTCGAACCGCCCACGTTCCGTTATTCCATAAACAGCCTTGCGAATAAAACGCGGCTTGTTTAACCCATTCCTCGGTGCCGGGGCGTTTTGCTTTTGCGGGGCCGTCGCTTGCGCCTATGTAATCACGCGCGCCCGGTACACCCGGTTTGGCTTTAGCAATCATTTAGTACGGCCATACGCTGCGTCATTGGGGTTTACCCAACGCATAAGCGGCGGCAACAATGCTGCAATAGCGGCTTTTAAATAGTCGGTTGGGTTGGTTGCGCCGGTCATATACACCGCTACAACAGCACTAACAACGCTACGGCCATAACTTGCCAAAATTGCTTGTACTTGTTTTTGCATTATTCGTGGCTTTCTACGTGTGCGTCTATTTTCTGTTCAATTCTGCCTAATGCTTTATGTACTACGCCATGGTCTTTTTTGTTATCCATGCCTATTTTCCCGATAAGCGCCACGAGTACAGCGAAACCGCCACCGACAAGAGAAACCACAACTTCAACAGCCACGACACTACGCCACCGGCGGCGCTACAAATTCGCCGTATTCACCTAAAGACGCGTCAAATGTGTAGCCAATGCCGGCGTAAACGCCTCGAAAATTAGCGTTGTATGAAGTTTGTAACCATAGACCTTGTAAACCAAGTGTTTGTAAATATTCTTGGCCTACTGGTTCGCTTTCGGGAAATGGCAAATTGTCGCAATCTGCATTGGCAACAACAATTACCTCGGTTACTTCGTTATTCGTTACTTGTGCAAAATGTGCCATGTTAAACCTTAAACCTAACTAAAATAATTCCCGAACCGCCGTTACCGCCTGTTGCTGCGCTTCCCGCGCCACCACCACCGCCACCGGTGTTTGCTGTTCCCGGGTTAGCAACCGTTGCGCCTTGTACGCCGTTACCACCACCGCCAACACCACCGGTACCGCCTGTGCCTGTTCCTGCAATACCGCCGCCGCCGCCGCCTGCGTAACGTGTTGTTGCTGCGCTTTCGCCACGCCATGCAGACGCGTCAAAACCTGCGCCACCTGCGCCACCTACTGAGGCCGTTCCGTTACCGCCGTTTGCGCTTCCACCACCGCCGCCGCCGCCACCGTTTGTGTTTGTGCCCTGCCCTGCGCCGCCGCTAAACCCGCCTTGGCCTTGAAATAATGCGCTTACTGTTGTTGTAAAATCGGCTATTTGTCCGTAACCGTTTGCGCCTCTTTGAGTATATGAACCGCCGCCAATCGCTGTTGGTGCAACTTGTGAACCAACGGTAGTAACACCCAAATAAGACGGGCTACCTACCGCAGCCGACGCGCCACCGGCTGCGACTGTTGCCGTATAAGTTGTTGCCGGTAAATAAATGGTGCTTGTAATAATTCCCGCGCCACCGCCGCCGCTACTTTGTCCACCGCCATTACCTGCGCCACCGCCGGCAACTAGCATTACGTCGAATAAACCTGCTCTTGTAACGGTAAGTGTTGCGGTGCTTGTAAAGGTAAGCATTCTGTACGCGGTGCCGCTAACGGTAATGTTTGACGACGTGCCGCCTGTTGCGGTGCCGTATCCTATGCCGCCACTAGGAAAAAAAATTGCAGCACTAGCACTAGTAAAATAAAGCGTGCCACCCCCCCATTGTGCCAACGCTAGTGAACCTGAAGTGTTTACGGTGCATGTTCCCGCCGTAATTGTGCAAGTACCGGCACCAATGTTTTGTATAAAGAGTGTGTCGCCTGCGGTAAACAAACCGCTATTAACGGTAATGGTTGTTGCGCCTGCGTTATTCATTACTACGCGGGTGCCACGGTCTGCGGCCACTAAAACGTAACTAGCCACTTTGTTGCTTACCGTTTGGTTGTAGGCGTTTGCCTGCAAGGTTGTTAATTGGGCGGCGGTTAAAACCTGCCCTGCGGTGAAAGTTTGTAAAGCCATAGTGCCCCTTATCCTAAAGCATTAAGCGCGTCAATTGTGCCATATGTGGCGTTGTCAAGTATCAGTTCGTAAACAATAGTAGTTGGGCTTGTAAACAGCCTTACACGGTGCCCGTTAAGGGTTATTTCATGTTCTACGCCCTCAACGCTTAATTCTTGGGCTAATTGGGTTGTGCCGGTACCAGTGTTGAACGTTTTTTCTATAGTGATTGTGTCGGAAATGTCAATAATGGCCACGGCGTCGCGTTGGGTGTTATTCATTAACGCAAACTTGGTTTCTACGCTGTTGTAGCGCGCTTCCGGGTATGGCTCTAAAAGGTAGGTTGCTGCGGCGGCTAGTTCGGTGTCGTCTAACAGGCTGTTTGTAATGCTGTTTGTTTGAATAAAAAACGTTGCTTGGCTTGCCAAATTCTCGGCTGTTGCTATTACGCCACCTAGGTTTTCTATTTGTGTGCGGTTGGTTACTTGGTCTGCCTCGAAAGTGATACCTAAATTGTCGTATTTTATGTTTGTGCCGTCGTCGTGGAAATCGGCAACCGAACCGGAAAGCGTGTTACCTACCCTTGGGGTAAATTTGAGTACCCCGGCGCGTGTCATAAATAGTCGGCCAAATTCGGCGGTTTCGTTTATTTGTGCCAAATAATTTAAAACGTTGGTGCCAGTAGGTACCGTGTAGGCGGCGTCGTGGCCAAGGTTTACGGTACCGGTGTTAATGTCACGTGCAGCGCCCGACGGGTAAGCCACTTCCGGTAGGTTTAATACGGTTGTTATTCGTTGCCCGCTTGTTTCTACCCCTACGTTTAATTCGTTCATGTAGGTTTGGCTAAGCAAATAAAAATCGTCGCTGCAATACACGGTTACCGTGTCGAGGCCGTCTAACGCAAAATTGTAGTCATAGTTCACTACACGGCCTTTAAACAAGTATTGGGCGGTGCCGGCGGTGTTATAGCGGATTAGTTCCACGGCGCGCATTGGTGCTAACCCGGGTAACGCTTCGGGGGTGTTGTAGTACGGGCTGTTTTCGTCAAAAGGGTTAAATATCCCGGTTGTGTCGTTAATGGTAAATGCCATGGTGCCGGCGGCAAATTGGTCGCCTTGGTCACGGCGGCCACGTTTAACGTTTATGCGTGTTGTGTTGGCTGTAATGTCGGCAAAATCAGTTGTAGGCCCTAACGGGTATGTTCCGTTTAATAGGCCTTTGGTTGTGTTATCTAATTGAAATGAACCTACGTCGTAACCGGTGTCTATGCGTAGCGCATAATTACCGGCTTGTACTATTGCGGTGCCGGGCATGGTTTACAAACCTGCTATTGGTAGGTCTAACGGGCCGTTTTGTCGAGCAAAAGCGCGTAGCCCGTCGTTTGTGACGCGGCCTATTTCGGCTGCTGTTGCCAAACCGCCTTGCACGTTTACGGTGTAATTGTTTGTTACGCCGCGCATGGCTTGAAACTCTGCAATACCGGCTAGGTCTGATTGGCTAGGCGACGGGGTAGCAATTGTTTGGCCTGCGGTTATTTGTGTAAAGGCTATGTCTGTGTTGGCTTGTTCAAGTAGCGCGTTTAAACGTTTAGTTGAAAGTTTAGGGTTTTTTAAAATCTTTTCGTATTTGCTTAATACGCTTTCAAGGCCTGCTACTAGGGCTTTTCCTTGGTCTACGCCGGCTTGGTAAAAACGGGTAGCGCTATCTAGTCCTAGTTGGTCTGCAACGTTTTGTACGGTGGCTACCAACGCGTTAACCCCATTGGGGCCTGTAATGGCTTCCTGCCCGCCTGCGACTAGTTCGGCGGCAATAGCGGCGCCTGCGTCTGAACCTGCGTCTAAAACGGCTGTTAATGCGTCTTGTGACAAACCGCGTTTTAAAAGGGTGTCAACGTTTCGCGCGTATTCTTTTACGCCGTCTACTTGGGCACGTAACCCGGATAGGAAACCGCCGCCTGTTTCGGTGCCTGCCTCTTTTGCGTCGCTAAAACTAAACCCGTTTTTTATGCCGTCGGCAACACTTTTGCCAAAATCGGTGAAAGCGTCTTTAGCGTCGTCTAGTTGGTCTTTAGCGTTGTCTAGGGCGTCTTTCAATTTGTCGCTAATAACGTCGTAAAGTTCGTTTATTGCTTTCGACGCGCCGCCAGTTTGCTCTTGTTGTTCGCGTAGTTTGCGGTTAAATTCGCCTGCTGCGTCGGCGTTACGCATTGTTTGTTGGGCACTAAATTTAAGGTTTTCGTTATAGGCGCCGACTTCTTTAGAATTTTCAAAAGCCTCACGCAATTTGGTTAACCCGTACCACAATGAACTAACCGGGTTGCTTATTTTTCCTGCAATTGAACCAAAATTTACTAACGCGTTACTACTGTCTTTAACCGGGGTAGGAAGTTTGTTAAATGCTTGGGCTAAAAAATTTATGTTTGCGGTAGCGGTTTTAGCCTGTTCAAGAAACGCGGCACCAAATTTGGCTTGTAAGTCTTTAAACGTTGCCGACAATGTGCGCGTACTGTTAGCGAGGCCGTCGCTAGTACGCATAAAGTCGCCTTGCGCGTCGCCAGTTTGTTTGAAAATTGCCGATTGCGCGGCCAAAATCTTTTGTTGTGAAGTAAGGGCGCCTTTACCGTCGTAAATGCCAAGGGTCATAGCCTCTTGTTTTAACGTTGCGTCATTAAGCAAAACACCGTAACGGCGTAACGGTTCGCTTTCGCCACGTAGCGCGGCGCCAATGGCTTGTACTGCTTCCTCGGGTGTTGTGTTATTGAACGACGCTAAATCGGTTGCTAGTTGGGTGAAGTCGTTACTAAATACCGCTAGGTCGGTGCCGGCTAAACCTGCTGCTTTACCAAATGTGCCGAATACACCGGCAGCCTCTAATACGGCTTGTTTGGATTGGCCAAGGTTTTTAGCGGCGCTACTGGCAAACTTCTCGACGTCGCGCGCGCCTTTACCGAAAACAACTTTTACTTTGCTTAGGCTTTCTTCCATGTTTGACGCGGCTTTAATAGCCGGGCCAAGCACACTTTGGATAGTGCCAACCGCAAGTGAAAACCCGCCAATAGCACCGGCAACGGTTTTAGCGCTAGTGCCAAATTGTTTTAGTTGTTTGTCGGCGGCCTTTACCCCGGTATTAACAAACGAGGTAATAATAGGTATGTTAATTGCCATTATTTGTACCTCTGTTTAAGTTGTTGGTTAGTTTTCGCTTCGACGTCTGCAATAACCAATTGTACTTCTTGCTGTACGGCGGGTTTGTTTTTCTCTACCGCTTTGTCAATTACGCGTGGTTGTGTGCCACCGCCGGCAACGTCAAGGTTTGCGACAAATAATCCTTGTGTATGTCGCCCGGCATGGTCATAAATTGCGCCGGCTGCGTCGGCTTGCTGTACCGTCATTAAACGATATGGTTTAGCGCCAAACGGTATTTGTTCTGTGTGTGTTTGTACGCCGTCGGTAAAGCGCGCAAATTCTACGTATCGTTCTTTTGTTGCGCGTGAACCAACTTTTACTTTGAAACCTTTTTTAACGGCGTTGGTATCCCATGAAATAGGGCGGCCTTTAATTAGTGAACCTCGACGCATACCCGATAGCGGGGCGCCTTTAACGCCGGTAATGGTTGTTACCATGCTGCGGGCCTCTTGAACCATGACGTCACCGGCGCGGGTAATTCGTTTAGTTACCTGCCGCCTATACGTTGGGTCTATTTTGTGCAATAGCGCTAAGGTTCGGTCTATTCCTTTTACCTCTAAAATTGGTTGCGCCATGGGGTTACCTTTTGTTTCGTTCCCCCAAAACTTTAGCCACCGTAACTAAATCTTGTGCGTCAAACACTTGTGAGTACCAATGCGGCGCCCAACCTGTTGCTACTAGCAATTCTGCTAGTTGCCGTCGGTAGGTGCCGCTTGGGTAGGGTTTGGGGCCTCTTGCGCGGTTACCTCAATGTTGGTTACCTGTTTGCAGTAAGTGTCAAAATCTGACGGCACAACAATTTTGGCTTGCTTGCTTGCTTCCCAAGCCATAAACAGCAAATCCTCTACACCAATGCCGTTTGCCATATCGGCGGCCTTACGTTTAAAACGCCGTTCCCATAACACAATGGTAAATAGGTTGGTGTTTACTTGGTAGGTGCCCTCATGGTTTGTTACTTCAAGGGTTAATTGCATAGTGCCTGCTTTCGTGTCGGGCCGATTAGTTCGGCGCTGTTTATGGGGTTACGTCGGCGGTGTAAACGCCACCGGTAAAGGTAATGTCAACCGTTGACAATTCGCCAAGGCTTGCGTTAACGATTGGCAAGGTTTCAAGGTAGCAACCAGTCAACGTAAAGCCCGGGTTGGTTGGGCCGTCGGCTGCGGTAGTTGGTTTAATAATTACCGTCGTTGTGGTACCTACAAGGCTTTTCAAAATGTCGTAGGTTTCGCTTGCTGCGTAACTTTGGTACATGGTTACGGTTACTTCATTGTTTTGCAATCCCGACGTATACGAACGGGCGGTAGAACCAAACGAGGTTTGTTCTAGGCTTTCGTTAACACGTGTAAACGTTGCGGCGGTGCATTGGTCTGACATGTCCGTACCGGCAATTGTTACTTGCGGGTTTGAGAGATAAAGCGCGGTAGGCATTATGCAACCGCCACGGAATAGGTGCCACCGGTAAAGGTAACGTCAATGGTGGATAGTTCGCCCAACGACGCGTTAACAATTGGCAGCGTTTCGAGATATGCGCCCGTAATTGTAAACAACGGGTTAGTTGCCGACGTTGCGCCAGTTGCCGGTTTCAACGTAATGTTGGTTGTGGTACCTACAAGGCCCGACAATGTTGCGTAAGTTTCGGTTGCCGCGTAAGACTGATACAAGGTAATGGTTACCTCATTGTTTTGTAGTCCTGCGGTGTATGTTCTTGCGGTTGCACCAAACGCGGTTGCTTCCAAACTTTCCGTTACGCGGTTCATGGTCGCGGCGGTGCATTGGTCGCTGCAATCTACGGCGTTAATGGTTACTACCGGGTTTGCCAAATATGTAAAAGCCATTTTTAGTCCTCGCTTGTGTCTGTTTCTTTTTTAGCACCTTTTGGGGCTTTATGTGTGGATATAAAACCGCCGTCTAGCAACGCGTCAACGTTAATACCGGTTGCGGCGGCTTCGTCGGCGTCAAATTCTGCACCAACTTGGCCTAACTTTTCGCTTGCTATTACATATTTTGCCATGACGTTTCCTAACTTGTTTGGGCTTGCATTTCAATAGTTAAATCATAGGCGGCTAATTCGCTGCCACCGATTATTGCAATAGTTGGGCGCCCGTCGGTTACCGCAACGTTGGCGGCCAGTACTTTTGCTGCCATGTTCATTAGGCTGCGTTGCGCGTCAAGGTTGCCGGGGCCGAGGGTGATTAGTCGAACCGGGAAAGTAATTTTTACTATGTTGTAGTTCCATGCCACAAAACTAGGGGCGTCAATAAACGCGCATGGGGGCACAAGGTTACGCGGGTCGTTAACTACCTGTAACCCTGTAACGCCCTGTAACGTGGCTGTAAGGCCGTCTAAGGCTTGGTTAAATAGGTCTGTGTATGCAACAGGCATTTAAAATACCGAGGGCCTGTCAACGCCTAACAATTGTTTAATCATTGGGCTAAGGCCCATTGAACCGCCGGCGGCCAAACCGTCAAACCCGGCAAAATCTGTTACCGCACCACGTTGCCTATATAAAAACCCGGCATAAGCAATAGTTCCCAACAATACCGACGCGTTAGGCACCGTTGTAAGGCTTTCGTTTTTGTAGCCTGCCTCGGCTCTACGCCTGTAAGCAAATTCGTTGGCGGCCTGCCGGCATTGGGTTATAAAAGTTTGGTCTGCTGCGGTTGCTGTACCGATACCTAGCCAATCCTCTATTTGCGCGTCGGTTGTTACCCACGTGCAAGTAGGGCTAGTTGTAAGGGTGCCAGTAGCCGGGCTTATGATTACGTCGGCGGCTGTTTTTGCAAACAGTACTTGGTTTTGTA